TTCCCCGACAATATTTCTCAAGATTTAATGTGGTCGTTGGAGATGAAGCACACCAGTTTAAATCAAAGTCATTAGTATCTATAATGACAAAACTTTCTGATGCAAAATATCGTTACGGTTTTACAGGAACATTGGACGGTACACAAACACACAAATGGGTTCTGGAAGGTTTATTTGGTCCTTCTTATAAAATCATCAGAACAGAAGAACTGATGCAGAAAGGTCACGTTGCCAAACTTGACATCAATATACTTCTATTGAAACACTCACCACATAAATTTGAAAACTTTGAAGAAGAAGTCCAATATATTATCAATCATGAGAAACGTAATAAATTCATCAGAAACCTTGCACTTGATCTCAAAGGAAATACTTTAATTCTATTTTCCAGAGTCGAAGGTCACGGACAACCTTTATACGACCTCATAAATAATAGCACCGTCGAACAACGCCACGTATTTTTTGTGCATGGTGGTGTTGATACAGAAGACCGAGAAAAAGTTAGAGAAATTACTGAAAAAGAAAACAACGCTATCATCGTTGCTTCTTATGGAACTTTCTCTACTGGTATTAACATTAAAAATCTACACAATGTTATCTTTGCTTCTCCATCAAAGTCAAGAATCAGAAATCTTCAATCAATCGGAAGAGTTCTAAGAAAAGGTGACAATAAGACCAAAGCAACTTTATATGATATTGCCGATGATATCAGTTATAAGTCAAGAAAGAATTATACACTCAATCACTTAATCGAAAGAATCAAAGTTTATAATGAAGAAAATTTCAATTATGATATTGTAAACATACCGCTAAAGAACTGATGGGAGAAGAGTTTTACGCAATTATTAAACTAGTATCAGGAGAAGAAATTCTATCATTAGTTATGATAGATGAAAATGATGGAGATCCTGTAGTTGTTCTTCAAAATCCTGTTACAGTGAAATCATTTAATAATCAATATGGAATGCATATTAAAGTTAAATCATGGATTGAAATGTCAGATGATGATTTTTTTATAATTAGACTTGATAAAATTATTACAATGACTGAAACTAAAGATGAAAATTTGATTTATATTTACAATAATTATATTGAAGATAGTGATACATCTGATGTTTATAATCCTTCTGGTAAGATCAAACTATCACAGAAGATGGGTTATATCTCTTCTGTTGAAGATGCTCGTAAGAAACTTGAAAGAATCTTTAAAGGTCTTAAAGAAAGCTAGATTCTCATCTTCAACGGAGACAAACCTAGTCTACACATATTTTTATATCTTGTCAAGCCCACTTAAAATGTGTTATAATAAACAAAAGTTATTATAAATGAGTCCAATGTTATGTCCAAGAAAAAAACTGAACATTATGTAAATAATAAAGAACTATTAGAAGCACTTGTAGTTTATCGTTCTAAAGTCGAAGCAGATTTTTTTAAAAAGAATGCACGAAATCCAACTAGAGAGGATCGTGCAAAGCAGTGGGAAGGTAAACCACCAATTCCAAATTATCTTGGTGAGTGTTTTCTAAAGATTGCGACTCATTTATCATACAAACCAAACTTCGTCAACTATATGTTCCGAGAGGATATGATTTCTGACGGAATTGAGAATTGTGTCCAATACATTCACAACTTTGATCCAGAGAAGTCCAAGAATCCTTTTGCCTACTTTACTCAGATTATTCACTACGCATTTCTGAGAAGGATTCAAAAGGAAAAGAAACAACTGGATATTAAGACAAAAATTATTGAACGCACTGGGTTTGATGAGGTGATGATGGTTGACGACAGCTTGCTTTCTGGGCACAGTTCGGAGTATAATTCCATTAAAGACGCCATCCAATACCGCAATAAATGAAGGTAGCAATTATTACTGATAGTCACTACGGTGCCAAAAAAGGGTCTAAACATCTTCACGATTATTTTGAACTCTTTTACAAGAATGTATTTTTTCCTGCCCTTGAAGAAAACAATGTAGAGGCAGTCATTCATATGGGCGATGCTTTTGATAGTCGCAAGTCAATTGATTATCAAAGTCTTGAGTGGTCAAAAAGAGTTGTGTTTGACCATCTTAAAAAGTATGATGTACATATGATTATTGGAAATCATGACACATACTATAAATCAACTAATAGTGTGAACTCTCCTGGTCTTCTTCTTCAGACTTATTCAAACATTAAGACTTATAGTGAAGCAACGGAAGTTAGTATTGGTGGACTCAAGATTTTGTTCTTGCCTTGGATCAACCCAGAAAATCAAGAACAAACTTTTAAGCAAATTAAAAAGACCAAAGCAAAAGTTGCAATGGGACACTTAGAACTTCAAGGGTTCCGTGTTAATCGCAATTTGATTATGGAGGAGCATGGACTGGAAGCAGATATTTTTAAGAACTTCACAAAAGTATTTTCTGGACATTACCATACTCGTTCTGACAATGGATCTATCTTCTATCTTGGTAATCCTTATGAAATGTATTGGACTGATGTAAATGATACTCGGGGATTTCATATCTTTGATACTAAAACCTTAGAGCACACTCCAATTAATAATCCTTATAAATTATTCTATAACATTTATTATGAGGATACACCCTACCAATTGTTTGATACTACAGAGTATGAAAACAAGATTGTAAAAGTGATCGTTCGTAAAAAATCTAAACCAAAGGATTTTGAGAAGTTTATTGACAAACTTTATACGGCAGGAATTCAAGATCTCAAAATCGTAGAAAACTTTGATATTCAAGAGAACGAAGATTTTGAGGTTGATGAAGAAGAAAATACAATGTCTATTCTGAATCGTTACATTGACGAAGCAGAATTTGAATTTGATAAAAACATTATCAAAGGTATTTTTCAAGATCTTTATCGACAAGCTTGCGAGGTAGAATAAAATGTTTCTCCTTACTCTCAAAGATAGAAAAGACGATGGTGCATATGCTGTCCAAGACCAATACGGACATAAAGTTTTATTTCTTTTTGAGGATGAGGATGATGCTACCCGTTATGCTTTGATGCTAGAAGACCAAGAAGAAACTGAAATGGACGTGGTTGAGGTTGATGACGACCTTGCCATAAAGACGTGCAAGATGTATAATTACAAGTATGCTGTGATCACTCCTGACGATATCGTAATTCCTCCTAAAAATGTTGCTATTTCACAAGATTAGATATAAAAACTTTCTCTCATCTGGGAATCAATGGACAGAGATTGACTTTGAAAAAAATAATACAAATCTGATTATCGGTACAAATGGTGCAGGCAAAAGCACTTTACTTGATGCTCTGACATTTGCTTTATTCAACAAACCATTTCGAAAAATCAATAAACCTCAATTGGTTAATACTACCAACGAAAGAGATTGTTTGGTTGAGATTGAGTTTTCGGTCAATAGTCGTGATTATCTTGTTCGTCGTGGAATCAAACCTAATGTCTTTGATATTGAGGTGAATGGTGAAGCACTTCATAAAGAAGCAGATGATCGTGCAAATCAGAGAATCCTTGAAGAGAATATTCTTAGGGTAAATTATAAATCATTTACACAAGTTGTTATTCTTGGTAGTAGTACTTTTGTTCCTTTTATGCAACTTCCGACAGCACATCGTCGTGAAGTGATTGAAGATCTTTTGGACATTCGTATCTTTTCTGCGATGAACAATCTCATCAAAGATAAGATTCGTACTCAGAAAGATCAGGTCAAGTCTCTTGAGTTGCGTAAAGAAAATCTCAAGGATAAGATGAAGATGCAGCAAAACTTCATTGAAGAACTTGAGAATCGTGGTAATGCCAATATCAATAACAATAAAGAAAAGATTGCCAAATTAGATTCTGAAGTTGGTAATTATATGTCTGAGAATGACAAAACTGAGGAAGAGATTGCCAAGTTCACTAAAGAACAGGAAGAAGTCGTTGGTGCTGGAGATAAGGTAGTAAAGCTTAACAATCTAAAAGGTAAGATCTCGCAGAAAGTATCGGTAATTACTAAAGAGCATAAGTTTTTTACTGAGAATACGGTCTGCCCTACCTGTACTCAAACGATTGAAGAAGAGTTTCGGTTAAATAGAATTACAGACGCTCAAAATAAAGCAAAGGAACTCCAGAAAGGTTATCAAGACCTGGAAGAGACTATAAAAATAGAACAGGAGAGAGAGCGTCAATTCATTGCACTTTCCAAGGAGATTACGAAACTCAACCATGAGATTTCTCAAAACAATACTCGGATATCACTTAACCAGCGACAAATCCGAGATCTTGAAAATGAAATTCAAACTATTGCCGAACAACTTGAAAACCGAAATACTGAACATGAGAAACTAGAAGAATTCAAAGAAAATCTCCAAAAAACATTCGAAGACCTCTCAAAGAAAAAAGAAGAAATCGTTTATTACGATTTTGCCTATTCCTTACTCAAGGATGATGGTGTAAAAACGAAGATTATTAAAAAGTATCTTCCTTTCATAAATCAGCAGGTGAATCGTTATCTTCAAATGATGGACTTTTATATTAACTTCCACCTTGATGAAGAATTTAACGAAACGGTAAAATCACCCATTCACGAAGACTTTTCTTATAGTTCTTTTAGTGAAGGTGAAAAAATGAGAATCGACCTTTCTCTTCTCTTCACCTGGAGAGAAGTGGCACGAGTCAAAAATTCTGTGAATACTAATCTGCTGATTATGGATGAGGTATTTGATTCTTCACTTGATGGTTTTGGCACTGATGAATTTCTGAAGATTATTCGTTATGTGATTAAAGATGCTAATATCTTCGTGATTTCTCATAAGGCAGACTTACATGACAAATTTGAAAGTGTCCTACGCTTTGAGAAGGTCAAGGGTTTCTCCCGTATGATATCCCCATAAGCACAAGACCCATGAAAGTCCCAAATTGGCAGAAACATTCCAAGAAGGAGCAAAAGCGGAAACTGAAACCGCAAGCACTCCGACAAGCAAAGGCACGACGCCAAGCACTCAAGAACCGCCTCTCACGGGGCGGTTCTTTTTTATAAATATCTAAAAAGTATCTTTTGAAGATGTACGATAAAAAATATAGAGATTTTGTAGAGGCATATCAAAAAGTTTATGAGCATATTGATGTACATTCGGAAAATGATGTTCAAGAAGAAATTGATATCTATGATCAGGTTTTAGAGTATCTTCTAAATGAAGGATACTCTGAAGAAGAATCTAAACAGATCATGGCAGAAATTATTAGTGAGGCAGGTCTAGGATCTTTAATTAAGGGTGCAAAGGCAGTAGCGGGATTTATTGCAAAAAGAGCAAAAACACCATTAAGAACTGCAGCTACTGATTCTCTTATTACTAGTACCGCATTAAATCCAGTATCGACTGCTAAAATTGCAAAAACTATTGCAAAGTCTACGCCATCTCCAGCACCAATAGTTAGAACAGTAAAAGCAACTTCTGTTAGAACTGCTCCAAAAGGTGCAAATAAAATTACAACTAATGTTTGGAATGAACCAACAGCACCTAGCAGTCGTATAAATCCATCTAAACCTTCTGGTCCTAAAGTATCTTCTACTAAGGCATTACCCAGTACACCATCCAGACCAGCACTTCCTTCGGCAGGAAAAACATCTGCAAGTGTAAAGGCACCTAAACCAACTTTTAAACCAGAAGCACTTCCTAAGGCAACAAAGTCTGCTGAACCTGCAGGAGCATTGGTTCGTACAAAAGCACCTAAACCAACCTTTAAACCAGAAGCACTTCCTAAAGCAAAAACAACGGGAGAACCTGGTGGAGCGTTAGTTTCTACAAGAGCACCTAAACCAACTTTTAAACCAGAAGCACTTCCTAAGGCAACAAAGTCTGCCGAACCTCCAGGAGCATTAGTTCGTACAAAAGCACCTAAGCCAACCTTTAAACCAGAAGCATTACCTAAAGATCCAAAGGTAGCACAACCAGCAGGAGCATTAGTTAGTACAAGAGCACCTAAACCAACTTCAAAGACACCTACTTCTGGGGGTGGAAAATCATCTAAAGGTAGTGGTTTGACACAAACTGTTCGCGCTACTTTATCACCCACAGAAAAAACTGGAAATATGAAGTATCCAGGTTTAGAAAAATATGCAACAGGATCATCTTCTTCTGGTGGTTCGTCAAAATCTCCAATTTCTTCTTTATCAAGAAATCTAAAAACTGCGGGAATTGTTGGTACAGCAGCTGCTGGAACTGTAGCAGTTGATCAAGCAATGAAGGGTGAAAAGCGTAGAAGTGATGCTGAATTGAGAAAGAATATAAAAACTAATGTTTATAATACTATTGATACACCATCTGTAGATAAACCAACAGGACAAATTCGTAGTCGCTTAAAAGTTGGTTCTCGTAAGATTGGTTCTACATTTGATGATGCATTCAGAGAGGCAAAAAGAAAGGAAAAGGAGGCAAAGAGAATTGGAGATCCAGTTCCAACAACATTCACTTATGGTGGAAAGGAGTACACTACTAAAATGAAAGAAAACGCAATTTACGAAGCAAAAGACGAAACTGAAGAAGGTATTACGGGACTTCCAATACCAAAGAAAAAAATGAGTCCTAAAAAAAGACATGAATTTGAAAAGAAAAGAAGAGTAGAAAGAAAGAAGCGTGGAGATGAAAGAGTAGGGGATACTTTTTCTCAACATAGAATGACTGGCAGTAGAGGTAGTGGATCTGAATATGAAAATATTCGCTCAGTTCGTGAAGAACTTCTTGTAGATTATCTTCTTGGTGAGGGTTTTGCTTCTGATGAAAAGTCAGCACAAGCAATCGCTGGTGCAATGAGTGAAGATTGGAAACAAAATATTGTTGAAGCAGTTACTGGTGGAAGTGCTCCCCAAATGCCAGCATCTGTTGTAAAATTTGTTGATGAACTTCCAGGTAAAATACAGAGTGCTCTTCAAGGCAAACCACCTTCATCTACCAAACCAAAACCTAAAAAACTAAATTAAGACACTTTTCAAACTGGCACACTAGAGGGTCTCATCACCCTCTTTTTTTGTATGATAGGTTCATACGCAACAAACCCATGACCGTTCGCCACGAAATCAAGTCTCAACTTGCCAAACTGCTTGCCACCGAAGACCTTGTGGTTGAGCACAAGAAGGTAGAGACTGCTCAGTTCAATGTACACACCCGTGTGTTGACCCTGCCGATGTGGGAAAAGGCAAGCAACACTGTTTATGACCTTCTGGTTGGTCATGAAGTTGGTCATGCTCTTTATACTCCCGATGAGGACTGGACTAAGCAAGTTAAAGTCCCTCCTCAGTTTGTGAACATTGTAGAGGATGCTCGTATCGAAAAACTGATGAAACGCCGTTATCCTGGTCTTGCCAAGACTTTCTATAACGGTTATAAAGAACTTGCCGATGATGATTTCTTCCAACTCAAAGACGACAATCTGGAAACCTATAATCTTGCTGACCGTGCCAACCTTTGGTTCAAGATCGGTAACTATATTGATGTACCTATTGAACGTGGTGAAGAGACTGAGATTATCAATCTGATTGCCGATACTGAGACCTTTGCCGATGTTTTGATTGCTTCTGAGGCACTTTATAAGTATTGTAAGCAAAAGCAACAGGAAGAAACTAAGACTCCAATTGATAATCTGGAGTCTCAGGATTCTGGTGCAAGTCAACAACCTGCCTCTGATTTTTCAGATCAGCAAGAGGGTGAGAATGACCAACCTGGATCTGATAGTGAATCTCAACCTCCCACAACGAGTGAAACTGGACAGGAGAAGCAACCTACTTCTCAGAGTCCTGATGATGGTGAAGAACCTGAAGTTAAGACGATGGACAATCTTGAGGAAGCACTTAAAGATCTCATTAACAATGATGGATATGAGAATGTATACCTTGAACTTCCTAAACTTGATCTTAATAAAGTAATTGTTCCCAATTCTGAAATCCATGAAAAGTGTAAAGTAACATGGAGTTCTTTTCTTCAAGATCGTGAATGGAACTATGTTGATGTGTTTGGTAAAGTTGATAAGGATTTTGTAGAGTTCAAGCGTTCTGCACAGAAAGAAGTCAACTATCTGGTAAAAGAGTTTGAATGTCGCAAGGCAGCAGATTCCTATGCCCGTGCTACCACTGCTCGCACTGGTGTTCTGGACTGCACCAAACTTCATACTTACAAATATAACGAAGACCTTTTCAAGAAAGTCACCACTCTTTCTGATGGTAAGAATCACGGTCTGGTGTTCGTTCTGGACTGGTCTGGTTCTATGTGCGAAGTGATGATGGATACGGTCAAACAACTGTTCAACCTTGTTTGGTTCTGTAAGAAGGTCTCAATTCCGTTTGAGGTTTATGCCTTCACTACTGATTATCCTCTGGTGAAGTATGAAGATGGTAAGGCAAACATTCGTGAACTTGCTTATAAGAAAAAGGATGGTCTCGTTCAGGTTGGTGAATGGTTCTCTATGATGAATCTTCTTACCAGCAAAGTAAACAGCAAGACTCTGGATGAGCAGATGAAGAATATCTTCCGCCTTGCTACTTCTTTCCGTTATAATTCTTATACTTCCTATCAAGCCCCTATGGGTATGAGTCTTTCGGGAACTCCGCTGAATGAGGCACTGATTTCTCTTCATCAGATTCTTCCTAAGTTCCAGAAGGAAAACAAGCTTCAGAAGGTTCAGTGTGTGATTCTGACTGATGGTGAGGGTGCTCTGCTCAAGTATCACCGTGAAGTTCAACGCCGCTGGGAGGAAGACGCTTATATGGGCACTGCTCATATCGGTCCTAATGCCTTTCTCCGTGACCGTAAGACTGGTATGACTTATTCTTGCGATTGTGAGTATCACGAGTTCACTGATGTTCTGCTTCGCAATCTTCGGGACAGGTTTACTGATATGAACTTTATCGGTATTCGTGTTCTGGAATCTCGTGATGCTGGTGGTTTTATTCGCCGCTATTGTGGGTATTATGGTGACACCTATGATAAGGTGATGAATGCCTGGAAAAAAGAAAAGGCATTTACTATCAAGTCTTCTGGTTATCATTCCTACTTTGGTCTTTCTGCCGCAACTCTTGCTCAGGAATCTGAATTTGAGGTTGCTGAAGATGCTACCAAGTCTCAAATCAAATCTGCTTTTGTGAAGAGTTTGAAGTCTAAGAAGATGAACAAGCGTATTCTTGGGGAGTTTGTGGAGTTGGTTGCGTAATAAATAATCTTAGAAAAGTACAACAACTCATATGAATTCCCAACAGGTTCAAGATATTCGCCTTATGTATGAGGCAGTTTATAATGATGAATTGAGAGAGAAAGCAAACGAGTATAATAATTCATCTGATCTCATTGATGAGGCACATGCTGCTGATACTCAATATGGTGTAAAAAGTTTAATTAATCCATATAGTGTTCGTTCAGTAGTTCCTCGTTTTCCAGGACTAACCCTTCCTGAACCTGATAATTCTATTCCTAGAGTAAATATTCCAAAGTTTCCTTCACCAAAGACAAGAGATGATGGTAGAACTGAAAGACCAAAAAGAACACCAAGAGAAAAACCAAAAGTAACTGCGCCTGCAGCACAAAAACCAAAAGTAGATAAAACAACAACACCTCCAGTTGTTTCACAAAAACCACAATTAACAAAAACTCCTAATCCTTTAATGGTTGATATGCCAAAAGGTCCAGGATCTATGGCAGCACCAGAGAAACCAACTGTGGCAGCACCATCTGGACCAAGAACTCCTATTTCTCCTGGATATTTTGGTGGTGGTGTTGGAACTAGACCTACTGGCATGTCTAGTGGAACATCAACTGTCAGAGGTTTAGATCGTTCTGTTACTTCTGGATTGACAACCAAACCACAAGATGAAGCACAAAGAAAGGCAAGAGAAAAATCAGCATTATCGCAGAGAGTTGCTGGATATAGATCTGGCGGACCATCTGCAGGTGTAAGAGAGGAAGTAGACCTTTTTGATTACCTTCTTGAATACTTAGTTGCTGAAGGTTACGCTGATACCAATCAAGATGCTTTAGTTCTCATGGCAAACATGAGTAAAGAAGATCTTGATGAAGCAACTCGCCTTTTTTATAAGTTGCAGGCAAAAGGAAAAAGAGGATCTTCAACTGCAAGAGCACAACAAACTTCTGATGCTGATTTGGAGACTCAGAAAAATTTAAAAATGAAAAAGCAAAGACAAAAGCAAATGAGAGACAGAGAAGATGATGATGATCCTAGAGATCATGGATCAATGAGTGCTGCTGAAAGAAACCCATCAATGCGTTGATTGGACACTTTCAAAACTGTCACATGGGGCACTTGGTTGCCCCTTTTTTGTCTGTATAATATGAGAGTTCAAATGAAACACCCAACTACATCATGTCTCGCAAGTCTTCTGTGAATAACGAACAACTCATTTCCGAACTCAAGTCTATGTATGGTACTGAGTTTTCTGCTGCAGATGTTCGTGGTTACTGTGCATCTAAAGGAATCTCTTATCCTACGGTAACTCGTTATCTTGAACCTTTCAAAACAGATCGTGGTCGTTGGAATCTTGAAATTACTCAAGAACGTGTTGAAGAGATTGAGCGTTCTTATCAAGCACCTGCTGCCCTCCCTGCTGTGGAACAAAACCTCATTCCTGATAAAGATGATACCTTCGTCAAGTTTGGTAATTTTGGTGATATCAAAAAGATTATTCAGTCCCGTCTTTTTTATCCTACGTTCATTACGGGTCTTTCGGGTAATGGTAAAACGTTCGGTGTGGAGCAAGCTTGTGCCCAACTGAAACGTGAATTGATTCGTGTCAACATCACGATTGAGACTGATGAGGATGACCTGATTGGTGGTTTTCGTCTTGTGAATGGTGAAACTGCCTGGCACAATGGTCCTGTGGTGGAAGCACTTGAGAGGGGTGCGATTCTACTCCTGGATGAGATTGACCTTGCTTCTAACAAGATTCTGTGTCTTCAATCTATTCTGGAAGGTAAAGGTGTCTTCCTGAAAAAGATTGGTAAGTTTGTAAAACCTTCTGCTGGATTTAATGTCTTTGCTACTGCTAATACCAAAGGTAAAGGTAGTGATGATGGTCGATTCATTGGCACTAATGTTCTTAATGAAGCATTCTTGGAACGATTCCCTGTGACCTTTGAGCAGTCCTATCCTGCCCCTGCTACCGAACAGAAGATTCTGGAAGGCATCGCTCTGGACTTGCAAGTGGAAGACCGTGACTTCTGCAAGCGCCTGGTAGACTGGGCAGACATCATCCGCAAGACCTTCTACGATGGTGGTATTGAGGAAATCATCAGCACCCGTCGCTTGGTTCATATCATCCGTGCCTACAGTATCTTCAATGATAAGGCGAAGGCAATTCAAGTGTGTGTGAACCGCTTTGATGACGAAACCAAGCAAGCATTTCTGGAACTGTATGATAAAGTGGATGCTGACTTCAAGATGCCCACTAGTGAACTTGAATTGACGATTGAGGGCGGTCACGAAGTTGACCTGAACCGTACATTCTGATATAATTGGGGAAGGTAAATTATGACCCTTCCCTTTATTATTATGTTTGGTCCAGAAGACGAAAGAAACCTGAATGAGTACACTATTTCTATGAATGAAACTAAAAACAATCTTTGGAAATATAATGAAGACAAGATCTTCAAAGATGTTGAAGATTATGTGACTAGCACTTATCACGGACATTACTGTGGTGATGAGCAAGGTTATGATGATATTCAAACAATTGACCTGATGGCAGCAAAGAAACTTGCTGCAGGTTTCTGTCAGGCAAACATCTTGAAATATGGAAGTCGCTATGGTGATAAAGATGGTCGCAACAAACGTGATCTTCTCAAAGTTATTCACTATGCTATGCTTCTGCTCCACTTCGATGGGCACTATTCCCGTCAGAATAATGGTCTGTCCGAATTCCGTTGATTATGAAACTCCAAAACAAAACTATGAAACTCTCTGATAATACCCTTGCTCTCCTGAAGAACTTTGCTGGTATCAACAACTCCATTCTTGTGAAGCAGGGTAATCAACTTCGTACTATTTCTGTAGCAAAAAACATTCTTGCTGAAGCAGATATTAATGAAGAGTTCCCCCGTGACTTTGCTATCTACGATCTGAACCAGTTTCTTAATGGTCTGGGACTTCACCAGGATCCTGATTTGGACTTTACCGAAGAATCGTATCTCAGCATCAAAGAAGGTAAACGTCGGGTGAAATATTTCTATGCCGATCCTAACGTGATTATTTCTCCTCCTGATAAAGAGATTCAACTTCCTTCTCAAGATGTTTGTTTCCAACTGGACAGCACTTCTTTGGAGAAACTGGTGAAGGCAGCAGCAGTGTATCAACTGCCCGACTTGTCTGCTGTTGGTGAGGCAGGTGTCATCAAACTGGTGGTTCGTGATAAGAAGAACGATACTTCTAACGAGTATGCCATTGTGGTTGGTGAGACCGATGCTGAATTCACCTTCAACTTCAAGGTAGAGAACATCAAGATTATTCCTGGTGCCTACGATGTGGTGGTGTCTTCTAAACTTTTGTCTCAGTTCACGAACACCAAGTACAATCTGAAGTATTATATTGCTCTGGAACCTGATTCTACTTTCTGTTGATGGAA